AAGGATTTGTTGTTTTAGACGAAGCTACCGCTATTAAGTCTTTTAGGTCTAAACGTTCTAAAGCTGTAAAAAAACTGTCAGATGCTCCGTATAGGTTTGCTTTAACTGGAACTCCTATTGAAAACGGAAAACCAGAGGAACTATTTAGCATTATGCAGTTTGTCGACCAGTCAGTCTTAGGTAGATTTGACATATTTGATACTGCGTTTATCGTAAGAAATTCCTGGGGCGGGGTTGATAGGTACAGAAACCTAAACACTTTACATGAACGACTTAAAGAAGCATGCGTTAGAAAATCTCAAAAAGACGCAGATGTTGCTCCTTACTTGCCAGATGCTTTATACAAAGAGCCTCTTCAAGTGATACTAGATAGAAAGTCTGCAAAACTGTATTCCAGAATTTTGTCTGATTTACTCATAGACCTAGACGATGCTCAAACTTTATTTGGTGCTAATTTTAACCTTCTTGCTCATTACGGCTATGAAAGTCAATGGAATCAGGGAGACGAACTTCGTGGCAAAATTATGTCTAAAATTGGTTGTTTAAAGATGCTGTGTTGTTCTCCAAATTTAATTAAATCAAGCGCTGATAAGTTTAGATTAGCTAAGGGAGAAGGCTCCGCCTACGCAGCTCAATTAGATGATGAGGGTCTTTTAGAGTCAATGCCAGAAACCAAGCTTGACATGTTGGTGGCCTACTCTAAAGATTTTTTAGAGCAAGATGAGTCTAATAAACTTGTTATCTTTTGTACTTACGTAGAGATGCTTGACAAGATTATTGATAGGCTTGGACCTGATATATGCAGAGTCTACTCTGGACAGATAGACTCTAAAACTAAAGAGGAACATAAAGTTGAATTTAATACTTCTCCTAATGTTAGGGTTCTTGTTAGCTCTGACGCTGGGGGTTATGGCGTTGACTTACCATCTGCTAATCTTCTTATCAACTACGACCTTCCCTGGTCGTCTGGCCTGGCTACTCAAAGGAACGGACGAATCAACAGAGCGTCTTCAGAGTGGTCCACAATCGTTATCCAAGACATCCTTGTAAGCGGTTCTATAGAGGTAAGGCAATATGAAGCCCTACAACAAAAGAACGCCGTAGCTTCGGCTGTTTTAGACGGAACAGGTATAAACGATAAAGGCGGGGTTGATTTAACAATTAGTAGCCTTAAAAAGTTTTTACTAGACAGTTCGGTGTAGAGTACTCCCATGCCAACCTACGAATTTCGCTGTGAAGAGTGTGAAGCCTATGGCACTGGAGAATTCTCTATTCACGAGGACGCTCAAATGAGATGCCCTAGATGTCAGGTTATGATGTCTAAAATCTACTCAGCTCCTGGTTTAATATTTAAAGGGAGCGGTTGGGGCGGAAAATAGGGTTTTATTCCTGTTAAAATAGTTTAATGCCAAATGCACCTAAGACCCCAACGCGTACTATCCGCGTATCTGACGAGCTGTGGACAGCTGTCCAGAAGAAGGCTGCCCTAGAAGAGGTCACAGTCACCAGCGTTATCATCGAAGCTTTGAATAACTATGTATCTGGGGTTGACAAGGGGTAACTACCTGATTAAGTTTGTACCAACCTAATAGGAGGTACAAATGCAGGACAATAATGTAGATGCTCTACTTGATGAGCAGTTAGAAATAGTAAAAGGTGAAGTACGTCAGTACGTAGCTCTTAAAGACCAAATAGACTCCCTAAATAAAAGAAAAGACGACATTAAAGGTCGTATCTTTGCTGTTGCAGAAAACTATGGAGAGCCTACAGATAAAGGCCATATTGTTTTTCCAATTAATGAAGAAACAACTGGTACTAAGTCTATTGTTAAACAACGTCGTGCTTCTAAAGTTTTTAACGAAGAAAGAGCAGACACTGTTTTAACATCTAAATCTTTAAAGGAACGTTGCGTTAAAACCGTAGAAGTTTTAGATGAAGACGCCATCATGGCCGCATATTATGAAGGATTATTGACTGACTCTGACATTGATTCAATGTTTCCAGAGAAGGTTACTTGGGCTTTGATTTTGGAGAAGTAAATTGCCTAATGACTTTATTGAAGAGACCTTTGGCGAATTAGACGCTTTCTATCCGGGAAGCAAACGCAAACGTCGTAAACCCGTCCCAGAAAAACCTACGGTAGAAGTTGTGCCTTGGGAAGACGAGTACTTTGAAAAGTTCATAAACGGACAAAAAGTAAAACTATATACATTAGGGTCTTTAGCTAAAGCAATAAACCGCTCACCTAAAACCTTGCGTAAATGGATGGAACAAGGTAAGTTTCCACAATCACCTTACCGAATGCCAGATACTGTAGGTAAAAACGGAAAAACCTACGTTGGGAGAAGGCTATACAGTAAAGCGATGGTGGATGCCGTGGTAAAAATATTTGCCTCGGCTGGACTGCTACACGCGGATAGAGTAGAATTATCTACGCACCGGAATCTTGCAGACAAGATAACCGAGGTGTGGAATGAAATCCGCACAACCGAAACTAACTAAGGAGAAATGCCAAATGGCTATTCAACAAACTGCCCCAGATGCCAATGCGTATGTGGCTGAAGAATCAATCGATGAGCGTCCTGCTCAATCAACTACTAAGTCCACTTCTGATGAAGTTGTTCTATCAGGATGGGATGCTGCTGAAAAACTAACTACTGCTATGGGAGATTTTCCTGTAGAGACACGTTTAATTGAAAACGAATTTCAAGTTTTCAAGTTCTTGGACCAAGACGGTCCCTTTGCTATCTATAAGCAACACTTCCTTAATCAAAAGACTTCAGGAAAGCGTTCATACGTTTCTCTTGGAGCTAACGACCCGCTATGCGTAAAGCTTGGAAGTAAGCCAGAAAATAAACGAGCATTTTCTGTTGTTAACTTTAGTGCTGAAGAAGGACCTCAGCGTCAAATGTTAATTGCAGGTTCTCGTTTGTATCAGGCTCTACATGCTGCGCACTTCTCACCTCAAGGACCTCTTACAAAGGGTTACTGGGCGATTTCTCGCACAGGAAAGATGGCTGCAACTGTTTACACCATCACTCCTATTAAAGAGCGTGACTTGGAAGAAGACTGGAAGATTAATCCAGAAAACGCTGCTGCGGTTGTTGAAAACACACAACCGTACACCGCTGATGCAATTCGTAAACCAACTTGGGAAGAGTTGGAAGAAATTGCTAATTCACTTCTTTAAAAACTAAATCACTTTAACACTTAATAGCAGGGTAGGACGTGCCCTATCCTGCTATTAAAAAAGGAACCCACAATATGAACATTATTACCACTACAGAAGCTTTATCAGAAATGGTTAGTCACTATCTAACTCAAGACGCTTTTGCTTTTGACGTGGAGACTGTGGGACCACAAAGAGGTCTAACTCCAGTAAACGAAGTTCTTTGGATTACGTTTGCAACGCATGGTCGTTGTGATGTAATTCCTATGGGACATCCAAACGGAGAGTTTATAGAAGAAGTCTTTCCTCTTACGGGACAAGGAGAGGTTAGGAAACAGGAGGGTTTGGCGCTACGGCCTAGCGACTATTCAAGAGATAGTAAGAAGGCCACTAAAATATTTGGACCAGCGCCAGACCAACTGTTTCCTAACGAAGTGTTTTCTGCTTTAGAGCCTTTGTTGTTTGACAATAGTAAATTGACTATAGGTCACAATTTAATTTTTGATTTAACTTCTATTGCTAAATATTACAAAGGACGAATTCCAGAAGCGCCTTACTTTGACACGATGGTTGCTTCTTTTATTGTAGACAATCGTAATAAAAATAAATGTGGATTGGATGATTGTTTAAAGCGTGAGTTCAACTATGAGATGGTTAAAGGTGTAGGAAAAGAAGTAGAAAAGTACTCTTTTGAAGAAGTTGCTAAGTACGCCTATTTAGACGCTAAATACACATTTTTACTTTGGAAAACTTTACAACCAAGGTTAGAGGCCGCTGAGTTAACTAAAGTGTTTTCCCTAGAGATGGATGTTCTTAGAGTTCTTTGTGATATGAAGCTTACAGGTGCTGTAATTGATGTAGAGGCTTTGTCTTCTCTGCATGCGTCTTTAGAAGCAGATTTAGAACAAACTAAGGCTTCTATATGGAAAGCCGCATCTCGTGAATTTAATATTAACTCTAATCAAGAAAAACAACACATTTTGTATGGGCCTAAAGACGAGGGCGGTAGAGGTCTAAAACCTAAAGTTCTTACTTTAAAAGGAGAAGAGGCAGCCAAAGCTGGCAAAGTATTGTCTATTGAGCACTACTCTGTGTCTGCAGAAGCTTTAGAGCCCTACAGAGATAAAGACACATTAGTAACTTTGTTATTAGAGTATTCTGATTTAAACAAGCTTTTGACTACCTATGTAACCCCGTACTTGGGTGGCGATGTAGTACGTACGGTTTCAGGAAAATCTAAGATAGAGCATAAAGAGAGCCTTTTAATAAACGGAAAGCTTCATTGTGACTTTATTCAACACGGAGCAGAGACAGGGCGTTTCTCCAGCAGAAACCCAAATCTACAAAACGTTCCAGCCCCTCACACACCAAATGGAAAAGCTATTAGAAACCTGTTTGTTGCACCAGAAGGACATTCTCTAGTAGTCGCTGATTATTCTCAGATTGAACCTAGAGTTATTGCTTCGTTTAGTGAAGACCCGATTATGATGAAAAACTACCTAGAGGGTGGGGACATCTACACAACCGTTGGTGACACTATGGGAGTAGACAGAAAAGCAGGTAAGGTTTTAGTTCTTTCTATGGCCTATGGAGTAGGTCCTGACAAGATTGCTAAGTCTATTGGCTGTTCTGTAGCAGCAGCAAGAGATTTGCTTAACAAGTTTGCTGAGAGGTTTAAGACTGTGGCAAGTTACAGGTCTAAAGTTTTGGGAGCCACTCGAAGAGGAAGACCACCTTACGTAACCACTATAACTGGTCGACGCAGGTATTTGCCAGAGATATTTTCTAAGGACCCAGGTGTTAGAGCTGGCGCAGAACGTCAAGCTTTTAATACTAGAATCCAAGGAAGCGCCGCAGATATTATTAAAATAGCCATGGTGCGTGCCCATACTATGCTTCCAAAAGAGGCTAAGATTACGCTTACCGTCCACGACGAACTGGTTGTAACAACTCCAGATAACTTAGTAGACGAAACAGTTTCTAAACTAAGAGAAGCCATGGAGGGGATTAATGTGTTAAAAGTTCCGTTGATTGCTGATATTACTGTAGCTAAAAGGTGGGGAGACGCTAAATGAAATTTCCATTTTTTAATAGATTTTCTGAAGACAAAGAGCCTACTTGGTCAGTCACTAGGGAATCAGTTCCTTTATCTACATTAGCTAGATGGTACATATACGATATGGGTATTGAAGAGCCAAATATGTTTGGCGGTAAAGTGTTTAATCTAAACCCAATTAGTAATGAAGGTAAAGAAAAAGAAGAAGAAGATAGCGCTAACAGAATGAGTTTTGTTATACCCATCCTTCCTTTTTTAAGCGTTATGGCCGAGTTAAACGCAAAGGCTATTTCTGAAGTTCAAAAAGCTGACATGTTAAAACACGGTATGCCAGAAGACGAAGTAGACACGGGTTTAAGTGAAACAACACAGTTTTATCAAAATATAGGATTTGCTGCATTAATATCAAGTTATGCAGCTGCTGCCGAGTTGGGTTTAATTGATATATCTGGTACATTTACAGACATAGACGAAATGGATAACAAATGAGCGATTGGTGGTCAAAAAAATTAGGAACGAATACAGCTCCTCAAAGTACACCGTATATACCTCAAAATACTCCGCCTGTTGTACAACCCGCTCCACAGACACGTACCCAATCTGGAAATCGTCTGCCAGAAAGCGCGATGACCAGTTCAAGATGTCCACACTGTGGGAGTGGAAACTACGGCAAGTCAAGTCCTGATACTAGAGCAAGATGTTATGACTGCGGATATCCAATACAGCAGTCTGGAACTGGAACTCCAGGAGTTAGGTTGCCAAGCACAGGCGCCGCTGAACCTACTAAACAAATAGATACATCAAATAATTTTAATCCAACAACTATCATTGGTAAGATTGAATAATGAGTTTTAATAAAGTATTAGCGTTAATTAATAAAAAATACGGAGACGGAACAATTGTAGTTGCGTCCGATGTAATTCCTAGTACACGGGTTACTTCAGGTTCACTTGCTTTAGATGTAATTTTAGGTGGCGGTTGGCCTACAAATCAATGGCATGAAATTGTTGGTGAAGCCAGTAATGGAAAAACAGCATTAGCTCTTAAAACTATTGCTGCTAATCAAAAGAAAGACCCTAGTTTTACTGCTGTGTGGGTAGCAGCAGAGCAATGGGTTCCCGAATATGCAGAAATGTGCGGAGTAGACCTGTCTAGAGTTCACGTTTTAACAACCAACGTAATGGAGGTTGCTTTAACTGCTGTCTTAGATTTAGTAGAGACAAAGGAGATAGATTGTGTGGTCATTGATTCGTTGGCAGCTTTGGTTCCTGCTGCTGAGGACGAAAAAGAACTTGAAGAGTTTACTGTCGGCCGTGCTGCGTCGTTAATGGCTAAGTTTTTTAGAAAAATGGAAAAAGCTGGTAGTCGCAGTCTTATTAACGAAGAGCGCCCCTTTGTTGGGTTAATTATTAATCAATACCGTATGAAGATAGGTGTTACTTACGGAGACCCTCGCACCACTCCTGGAGGAGAGGCTAAGAACTACTTTTTCTTTACACGTGTAGAGGTTAAACGAGATGACTGGGTTGAAGTGGGAACTGGTCAAGAAAAACGTCGTATTGGTCAGACTATTAAGTTTCAAACAAAAAAGAACAAATCTGCCCCACCGTCTCAATCAGCTTTTGTAGATTTCTATTTTGCTGATGGTGGCGCAGTTCCTAAAGGTAATTACGATTTTGCTAAAGAAATTGTGGCTATTGGTTATTTATACAAAATCATTAAAAGAGCTGGGGCGTACTACAGATATGCTGGTCGTCAATGGCAGGGTGCAGACGCTTTGTTATCCTCTTTAAGAGAAGAAATAGATTTAAAAGAAGAGTTAGAAAGAGAAGTTTTGGACATTGTTAAAAACAAAGGCACTTTAGGTTCTGACCCGACTGTTGAACTTGATGAAGAGTGAGGGTCAAAAACAGTCTCTAAAGCATGAAAAGAGATTAGCTAAAAAAGTTGGAGGTGGCAGAAACGCTGGTTCTGGAGCTTTTTGGCAACGTAAGGGCGATGTTCGGTCTAAGGACCTTTTAATAGAGCATAAATG